ACTCTTGTATGCGAGTCTTTAAAATATTATTGCCGCCAAAATAAAACCTTACTTTGTCCGCCTGGATGCATGACCTCAGTGCTCTTACATATATCTCAAAATTGTTTGCATCATAGAAATCAACCGGAGGGGATATTGTGATTGGTTTCTGGCTGCCTTGCCTTGTTATTTTTTCATTCTTTAATGCTAACGTTGTGGTAAACTTTTCTGGATCGCCAACAAAACTACCTTTGTAATCATATTTTTGTCTTAATGTAACACAATGGTCAATTAGTGTATTAATATCAAGACTTTCTACCTCCTCTATCAACTGAAAATCAGCGTTCACAGGGCTTATGTGTTCTACTTTTCTTGATGGCCTTACAACTCCTGTAATAGCAACATAGCCTGGTAGCCCCAACCCCTGCTCTGTTACAGGCGTAGGCCAGCCGATGCAGGTATATATATCATAGTATAACTGGCCAGTTTCAATATTCTCAAACCACCACGGGTTCTCTACAAACGCCTGGTTAGTTACTTTGGCCTCATCTTGCCTTGCTCTATAGGTTTGCCATGGCTCCGGATGGGTTATGAGTTTTAATATAGGTTGCTGTGTTGTTGACGGTATCACGATGGGAAGTCCCTATAATCACAATCATCAAAAAAATTAGGTTGCGCAATAACGTTAACGAGGCTGTACCGAATAGCGTCTATACAATCATCGTGCTTTTTTACTATAATCGGCAGGATCTCGTTTGTTTGTTTATCAACCTTGTATGAATATAGTCTAAAATCTTCAGCTGTGCGCTGGCATCGCTCATGAATAACTATCTTTTTAAACCCTTTCATAACTGTAATGCCGTCTTCAACGCTCCCAGGCCATTTTTGCGCGCTTGTTACTTTATACCCTTTTCGGCATAGCTGGCTTGTTGTCTCAGGTCGGGCACTATCTGCTGATACAGGATATTCTTTATGTTCTAGGATTGTATCTAAAAAAGCAGGTGTATCGTCAAGCTCAACACCAACTCCCCACGCTTCTCTGTCTATATATAGTATATTATCCATAATCCAGCAACGAACAAAGGCTGTTGGAGAAACAGAAAAACCGTAATCAAGTCCGTAATATTTCCTAATATCTTCTGGCGGTTCTGGGAAAGATGATATTTCAAATCTGCTTCTGAAAATAATAGCATCAGATATTTTTCTACATTCCCCGTCCCAGACGTGTTCGTATGCTTCAGGGTCGATTTCGAGCATATACCTGCGTTCGGCATCTAATGTCGCAGGGAAATGTGGGTTGTCTTCCCAACCAACTTTTTGTAAAATTGAGTCCGGCGGCGTATTAATTACAAATCGTTGATATGTTGGATCTTTTTCATCGTCAGGGTTAAATGATATCCATATTTCAGAATTGTTTTTACGTATCGTCGGTATCAGCACTTCCCAACTCGTTTCTGATATTACCTGCGCCTCCTCAACCCAACAAATATCAATACCCTCTGTCGATTTTATTTCTTGTATTGATCGCTGTAAACCCTTGAAAATAAACTCAGAACCGTTTATATGTGTTATTGAATTTTTAGTAATCGTGAAAAACCTGTCCAAATTCGCTTCGCTGATCTGGTCTGATATTAACCTATAAACTGAGTCAGCAATGCTGGACTGGAATTCACGTGTACACAGCACTCGTGTTTTTTGTGTATGCGTACGTGCAATGAGGGCTTTTGCAAAACTATAGCTTTTCGCTCCACCCCTGCCCCCGTAAAAAATTTTATACCTACTTTGGTCTTTGAGGCACAGAAACTTTTCTGGATAGTTAGCGCCTAAAATATCATCATAACTGTCTCTATATGCATCACACATCTTCTCCAGTTCGCCAGCCCGCATCTGCGCTGCGATTAGCTCTGCGAATATGTCAGGATCGGGAAATTGATCTATTTCAGCATTTTTTTCAGGCATAGTCTGCTGCTATTAGTTGCTTTCTATTAATCAATTGTTGTCGCTCTCAGGCAGTCGTTTTTTTAGCAATTTCATTCTGATCGCTTCAGCATATTGGTCCGGCAACGCAGCAAGGATAACTTCAACTTTTTCCTGCACCAGCCCTATGTCGACCTGCAATAAAAAGTCTCCTGCTGATTTACCTAATAATTCTGAGGCTTTAAGACGGTCTTGCATTCTTAAAGGACGCTCGATAACCCGCCCGCTTTGGTCTTTCCTCGTCTCATTTATGTTGCCTCGCACAACATCAGACCAAAACTTTTGGCGTTCCTTGCGCGATAGAATTTCTGGCTCCTGCTCTCTATCTTTTTCATATGCGATTAATTTGCATATGTTTTTGTTTTTTAATAGTCTCGCCCCCGCGCATTTCGGCCCCGAGTATTTAGCTTTCTCAGCTGTACTTGAGCCCTTTCCGTCCCACAGGTCAACGAATTTTTTTTGTTTATATTTTAATTTATCATACAGCGCTTGCAGCTCAGGCGGATATCTCATGTTTTATAATTAAATCTAATTTTTTTAATTTTAATATTATATAAAATCGTGTATCTTTTTGTGCACATTTAAAGCTATTAACAGCGGTAGCAGAAAAAAACATAAATGTCAAGTAAATAATCGAAATAATCAGATAAAAAATTTGAATGGGCGCTACAAAAGAGGAAAAATTAATAGGCTTTGTGCTAAAAGGTAGGCTTTAACTATAAACACAAACTTCCGGCCTCGCGTAGACTTTCTTTTATTTTTTACAACGCTATAATAAATTTTATCAACATTGACATGTTTGTCTCTAAGTAGGTCGTAACGTTGCGATTTAATTAACTTTTTCAGTTCTCATTCTCTGTTCATACCTCCCCCCCGTAAGGGTGAATATCTAAAACGCTAATTGTTATGGCTTTAAACTATAATATATGAATTATCAGCCCTGCCAGCTATCCTGCATGAATTTTGTTTTTGTTACCTGAGTCCTTGACTTTATAGTCTCATCATGCGCTTTTGGACTCCATAGACTATTTACTCGGCGGCTGTTTATCCGTTACCCCACCATTGCAGTGGGAAGATCGGCATCTGGGTTTAGGTCGTTCGGATGCCATAAATCTTCATTTAAAACAATATGTTTCATATCTGTCTGTTACATAAAAAAACACAAATGTCAAACAAAATATATGCTTTTTACTACCCCCTCGGTGAGGCCTGTGCTTAACGTTTTCTCCGCCTTGCATAACTATCTATAAATACTATATAAAACACAAACAAACAAAAAGTCTTGGCCTTACATGCTTGCTTTGCTACTATCAAATGAGCTATATATATAAGGTATAAATTATATTCCTGCACTCTTACTCTCTGTATTATCTGTATTCATTCCGAGCTGCTCAAGTAGCTGCGCTTTCTCTTTCTGTATCTCTTTCAAGCTTGATGTATAGCCGCAATATTGCACATTATTGTGTCACTTTTTGTATACACTATTAAATAATACACAATACAAGGTCGGCTTAATACCTCGAAATTCTTTGATAAATAGACCTGTTATCTTTTTGTGCACACGTGTATCTTTTTGTGCACACTCGGAAAGCCTTGCTGGTTGGGCGTTTCCGGCTGGTGTTATACAAAAGTATACAGAGCATCAAAATAAGTATATAAAAATATACACTTTGGCATGGTTTTATTATCGCATTGGCTTGCAATTATAATCGTGTTTTTATGTGTATATTCAGCCATTTACAATATATTTTAATAAAAATAGCTATTATTTAGTGGCGTGGTATTTAGTTTGCATTATATAATGTCAAACAACAACAACAGTCCGGCTGAGAGGTCGGCCACAAAGGGGAGGCAAAAAATGATAAATTTAATGGCAAATTTGTTAGGTGGCTGCATGGCAATAACCGTAACCTGCCTTGTAGTTTGGATGGCAGGTTATGGCGCTTACAACGCTATTAAATCTATAATTGACCTATTTAAAACAGGTCACTAAAAACTAACAGGCCGGCTGAGAGGTCGGCCATAATAAGGAGGTAAAAATGGAAGACATGGCAATCATGAAAGTAGAACCTCTGGTTTGGAAGTTTTCCGAACCAGCTTCATTCCCATGCATGGTTTGCGGGGTGAACAGAGCAACAAAAAAGGTGCACTGGCATAAAGGTTATGCCAGGTACACGATTTGCGCTTGCAGGGAGTGCAGCGAGCTTGAAGTTCATGAGCTCGCACATAAAATCTTTGAACCTGATGGAAATTAATAAAATAAAGAAGGGCTTTTATGTTGTTTCAGGGAAAACAAAAGTTCTTGAAATAATAAAAACATGTAAACCGCTTAACGGAATGAAATGGGCAACATTTGACAAACGAACGGGCGACCTCTTGGCAAAACACAAAACATTAAACGATGCTTTTGAGATCGCTAAAAAAGAGGCATAAAAAGGAGGTTAATGATGGGAAATGACGGCAACTTAAAAATAGGAACTATGTTTAAATGAAACGTAATTGCGACACACATAACATAAAAAAAACAGACCCACAACAACAAAGGCGAATCTTTAGGGAACTTTTTAAAGGTTCGCCTTTTATATATTTAAAATACCAGGATCACATATTTTTACTCAAAAATCTTTATTTTTACTCAAGCCAAAAGCCTCCCATAAATGCCCAACACTGCCTTGGCTGACTCCCAAGAATCTTGCAACTCTTGTTTTCATTTTGTATTTTTGAAACAAAAAAATAATAACCTCCCTTAAACTTTCAAACTCAAAATTCTTCCCAAACTTGCGCTTGATTTTAAAAACTGCATCCCTCAAATATTTTTCGTTGTAATAATCAGCCGGGGATTGCAGACGGCAATTAAAGTTATTTTTTGTAGTTTTTTCAACACCTTGGCCTAAGTTTTTATAGTCAAACTTTAAGTATCTTTCAAGGGCTTCTTTATCATTTTCAGATGCGAGAGAAAAGTCTTCTCTTGCTTTGCAATAACGGCAGGCATCACTATTTTTGCTTTTGTCTTTCCTTGCGCAATTACCCTGAATGCATGGTGATTCAAGCGCTGGCGTTGTAGCTGAGACAGGTTGTATATCGACTAAGCTTGATATTTGCAAACCACTGAAAGTTTTATCCATTTTTTAACCTCCTTTTTTCTAAAATGGCACATCATCATCACTGTCGTTAACAGGAAAAGTATCCTTAATGTCAGGCTTTGTTTTTTGTTGTTGTGTTACTTCAGCCTTTCCGCCTAACATCTTCATTTCATTAGCGATAATATCAGTATTATAACGTGTCACACCGTCTTTTTCATAAGAACTTGTTTGCAGACGGCCTTCTACATACACCTGCTTCCCTTTGGCAAGATATTTACCGCATATTTCAGCTAATTTTCCAAAGGCAACAACTCTGTGCCACTCTGTTTTTTCTTTTTTTTCACCTGTGCCTTTATCTTTCCATGATTCCGATGTTGCAATGCTAAAACGTGCTACTGCAAGGCCGGAGGCAGTGTAACTAATTTCAGGATCACGTCCAATATTTCCAATTCCTATCCATTTATTAACCATTTTTTTGTTCCTTTCTTTTGTTTAAGTTTTAAGCTGTCTAACATTAACGACAATCAATTTAAATTAAAAACGCAAGCCATGACATTGGCGACTATCTAAAGTGCTGGCCTCGTCTTTATTAGGTGGCTTGCTTTGTGTTTGTGAGTATATAAACTCAATGAGTTTTTGCATTTGCCTGATAGCTGCGTCTCTATCCCTGACCATTTGCCTTAGTTTAAAAACCTCATCTTCCATTGTTATATATCCTTTTCTGAAAGTACGATTAATTTATCAACTAATCTTGATAACATGTTAGAATATGGCAAAAAAGTTATTAACCCTGCAAAGCGCCTATAAAATCTTTTCATCATCACTTAATCACCACCTTTCGAATCATAGAATAATTTTATTTCAGGGTTAAAAAATAAACCGATACTTCCATGTAAGCCAAGTTCTCTGTTTTTTTTAACATGCAATATTGCATCAGGATTATTTTTTTTCAAATAAATATCATCTTCCGGTGGCCGCCACATAATCAAAACATTATGAGCCAAGTCTGTGATATCGCCCGAACCTTTAACGTCCATTTTGTCAGGTGTATCACTATCGGCGCCGGATTTTCTCGAATGCGCCACCAGGTGTACATGGGCACAAAACTTTTTTGAGAATGTTAATAACTTTGTAATAAATTCTTTTTGAGCCTCCCATTTATTTTCACCAGAAACATCTATCCGCATTAAACTGTCAATTATAAAATGTTGAGCATTATATCTGCGTGCTGCATACTCAAAAATTCCCAGAAGCGTATCTATATTCATAGATTCCGTTGAATTGATTATATATAATTTCCCTGTAAGCCAAGACAAAGCATCCCGTATAACAGAATGGCTTGGAAATTGCCGCCCTGTATATTGTAACAACATCCATCTTAAATATCGCACAGGAGGCATTTCGAGCGATGCTATACAAACATTAACGTCTCTTTTTACAAGGGAAATAATATGCTGATTCAAAATAGTTGATTTGCCGGATCCTGATTGCCCACTCCAGATTGTTAATTCCGATTGTCTCCACCCTCCCAATAGTTTATTAAGTTTTCCCCATGCTGTTGGTATGCCAAGCAACTTGTTCGGGTTATCCATTAAATCTATTATTTCTTCGGTATAGAAATCGGGAGACGTAAGCATATCCGGTGCAAAATCACATGCTTCCGATATACAAGAAACCATATCTTCTACAGAAACCTTGTTTTTCAGACAATCATTTGCGTCTTTGTATGGCAATATAACTTTTCTACATTTCCATTTTTCAAGCTTATTTGAAAGAATTTCTGCTCCTGTATTCCCAGCGGAATCATTGTCAAAACAAATGTAATATTCGCTAAACCCTTGCAACCAGTCCCATTCATTATCAACCCACTGAAAAGCATTTACGCCGTAAGGTATAGATACAGATTCTATGCCGTATTCATAAAATGCCATACAATCATATTCTCCCTCACAAATTAAAAGCGTTTTTGCCGATAAATCTATGTTATCCCTGTTAAAAAGCGTTGGTTCAGGATTCTTTTCTGTCCAAATGTCTTTCTTTTTTTCAATCGGCCTGTATTTGACATTAACCAGCTTCCCGTCTTTGAAATATGGTATTGCAACTGCTGAATTTTTTTCGCCTATCTTAAAAAACTTAATTGTTTTATCCGAAAAACCACGCTTGTTTAAATATTTAATAACTTCCGACTTTGGTTTTTCAAGGGAAACATCAGGTTTAGTGTATGTATTTTTTTTATTACGTTGAGGCATAAAATTTGATTCGTTTGGTTGCCAAACAGGTTTATCACCAAAACGGCGCTGAAAATCTGAAAAACTATACCGTACACCACAATGATTTTGTCTCAGGCAGTTATATGCCCCCGAGATGGCATTCATTGCTCCTTTAAAGTTTGAGTCTTCGCAAAATGGGCAGTTGAAGATCAACTCATTGCCTCTTTTACGCTTGATAACAATACCTTTCCGATGTAAATATTCTATTGGTTTCATATGCACCTTTCGAATGGATCAGGTTTAGGTTTTGTTGTTTTACATGCCACCATTTTAATAAAAAGCTGGTCAAATTTTTCACGTAATTTTTTTGTTGATAAAATATTGCTTTGCCAGAATGTATCTGACTGACACCAGCGTATAACTTTTTCAATATCTTCAGCCGTGCGTTTATCAACACGAAGCATCAAGTCTATATTTTTCGACCATGTTTGCAAATTCGGCTTTTTTGCTTTTGGGTTATTTTTTAATATTAACGAAAATAACAATTCGCT